AGAGAAGTGTACTACCTAAATATTGAAGGTAGATTGAAGAAAAGAGATTTAGAAGGTATACCCGGACTTAATCTTGATAAATTTCATGTTATAGGTTCCCAAGAAGGCAAAATCTTACACGCAGAAGAATATCTACAAATTGGTGAAAGAATCATTAATGAAGTACCAGGGTCAATTGTAATCATAGACTCATATTCTGCATTATGTACAGAGGCGGAAATTACATCAGATATGGATAAAATGCAAAGAGCAGATGGTGCAAAGTTGTTGGCTAAATTTTGTAGAAAAGTATCTAATGTTATTCCTGTAAATAAAAATATTGTTATTGGTATCACACATCAGATGGGCAATCCAGGAATGGGTCATTCTGAATGGAAAGAAAAATCTGGTCAAGCTATTGCGTATCAAACAGACATCAAGCTTAAGGCTAAATTTTTTACTCCTTGGGTTTTAAGTGCTGATAGTGCTCAAATTGGACAAGAAATTCAATGGCAAGTAGTCTGTTCGGCTCTTGGTCCTCCCGGAGGAACTATTACTAGCTACATTAGATATGGACAAGGTATTGATAAATATACTGAATTAGTAAGTTTAGCTTCTGATATTGGTCTTATCAATAAAGCTGGTGCTTGGTATACTATCACTGGCGTGGAAGGTAAACCAAAATTTCAAGGAACAGAAAAAGTTAGAACATATTTATTGGAACACAAAGACGTATATGAAACTCTTTGGACATCAGTTAAAGAGACCATGGGAATAAAATAAATGACAGTTAAGGACTTAGATGGACATTCGCATTCTTGGCAGCTTACAGGAAATATGGCTAAGGGGAAAGTCGATTACAAATCTAGTTTGCACTTGAAGGCCCGTGAGCTTATTACTAATAGCTACCCAACGCTACAGATTCTCGAAGAAGTACAGATACAATTAAGGAAAGGCGAACTTCTATATCTAGATTTTTATCTGCCTTTAATCAAAACATGTATCGAAGTACATGGAGAGCAACATTATAAGTTTGTTGGTTTTTATCATCACAACATGCTAGGATTTGTAAGAGCAAAAAAGCGAGATGGCGAAAAAACAGAATGGTGTCATCTAAATGGAATTAAACAAATTATTTTGCCTTATGACGAAGATATTCAAAAATGGCAAGAAAGATTAAATAATGAATAAAACAGCCAAAGAAGAATTGCAAGACTGGGATAGTATTTTAGATGAGTATGAATCTACTATAGGTTTACCGAAATACAATCCTACTGTATTACCCGAAGATGAATTAAATAAGTATCTTACAATGAGTAGGGACGAATTAGAAAGAACCACTCCAGAAGATTGCGCTCAGATTTCTTACAGATTAGCACAATTTTCATTTCATATTCAAAGAACTATCAACAGAGAACTAGCCAGACATAACTGGTCAGAAGATACTACTAAAATTGTAATTGCTGATGAGATTAATTCCTACAAAGGATACGGCTATGTAGAGAAATCATTACAAGCTATTAAGAATAACGAAAAAGCTCAGGCTCTAAATAAGATCCGTATTTTTGCTAAACAAAGAACAGATAGATTGTCCTATCTTGCTAATTCAATTAAAAACTTGTCCGATATTTTACTTTCTATTCAAAAAATTAAGATGATGAAAAATGGATAATATAAACTTAGATCCTCAACAAATTCAACAAATGATACTATTATTACAGGCTATGCTTCCTAAGTCTAGTCCTGATAATACCAATAATCAAGAAACGTCTTTTGAAGTCGCTAAGGCTCCAAAAGCTACAAAGTCTTCTAGACCTAGAAAATCATCTGAAAGCGCTGTTTCCTCAAAGCCAGCCAGACCAAATAAATTTGAGGATATGCCAGAAATAAATATGCATAAAGAAGATATAGCTCTAGATAAAAAACTATCAGTATTACCTCCAGTTCCCAGAGCGAGAAAATTTGCTAAGGTATCTGCAATATGCAGAGTTTGCGGGAAAAAAGAAGAAGTTAATCCAGCTTTGATTACAGATTCAATCGATAGATATAAATGCAACAAATGTTCTACAGGAGCCGGTTGAGCAATGATTTTATGTGATGCAGCAGCAGAGAGGGCTGTTCTTTCCGGAGTTTTTAATTATGGAGAGGATGCCTATTTGGATATTGCAGATATAGTTCAGGAATCATCTTTTACTATTGATAGCAATTCTATTATTTTCAAATGTCTCAAAACTATTTTCGACAGGGAACAAAGACCCAAGATTGATATTGCTACTATCTTCTCTGTTGCTGAAGAATTAAATTATGGTCATATCTTAGCTAAAAAAGAAGAAGCTCAACACTTGAAGGCTATTATGGATTTTCCAGTTAGCCTTGAGAATGTTAGGAAATTTGCAGCTAAAATTAGAAAACTCGAAATTGCAAGACTATTAAGGAAACAACTAGAACTAGCACAAGAAAAAATATTAGACGTTAATGGTACAGAACCAATAGGTAGTATTCTTGGTATTGCTGAAGAAACTATTTTTAATTTTACATCGCTATTAAACGACGGGGATAATAATCCAGTTACTATAGGACAAGATCTTGATACCTATATACATAATCTAGAACACAACAGAGTGGATCAAGTTGGTATCCCTACAGGATTTCCCGTATATGACCAAGCTATAGGTGGAGGCTTAAGAAAAGGAACAGTAAATGTTATCGGAGCTAGACCCAAAACCGGTAAAACGCTATTGTCAGATAACATGGGAAATAATATAGCGCAGCTAGGTATACCAGTGCTTAATATGGATACAGAAATGAATAAAGAAGACCATATTAATAGAATATTAGCCATGATGACAGAAATTGAAATCAATGCTATAGAAACAGGTAAATTTTCAGAGTCCCCAGATAAAAAGAATAAATTAATAGCAGCAGCAACAAAATTAAAAAAGACTAAGCTATTTCACAAAAGCATTGCTGGTCAACCATTTGAAGATCAGCTAGCGATTATGAGAAGGTGGGTACTAAAAGAAGTTGGTCTGAATGACGATGGTACAGCTAAAGAATGTGTAATTTTTTATGACTATCTAAAACTAATGGATAGTGCTGGTATGAGTCAGGATCTTAAAGAATATCAGGTATTAGGATTCATGATGACCTCTTTACATAATTTTGCTACAAGATATAAGGTGCCTATTGTTGCATTTATACAGTTAAATAGAGATGGTATCACAAAAGAAAGTACAGACTCTGCCAGCGGATCTGATCGTATTATATGGTTATGTAGCAACTTTAGTATCTTCAAACGAAAGACCCCAGAAGAAATAGCTGAAGATGGACCAGATAATGGAAATCGTAAATTAGTTCCATTAATCAGCAGACACGGAGGAGGATTAGATGACAATGACTATATCAATTGTTTTATGAAGGGTTGGTGCGCTAAGATTACTGAAGGTAGAACCAGATTAGAAGTCATGAACAATAGAGGCAACACATCAGATGGATTCGTCGTTGACAATGAAAATGCAGAAGAAATATCATTCCAATAAAAACGATCAGGCAAAACTAAAAATAGTCTGCGATGATATTTGTGATAATATCGATCTGCTATTGGAGAGTTTTGATATCGAATATAGGTCTAACTGGAAAATGGTGACAATGGCATGTCCCATTCATGGAGGAGATAATATCTCTGCTGTAAATCTATATCCAGAAGGAGAAACTTACAGAGGAAACTGGAAATGCAGAACTCATGGTTGTGATAAAGTTTTTAAAGGTTCTGTACTAGGGTTTGTTAGAGGCATATTGTCTCATCGCAAACATGGATGGATGAAAGATGGTGATACCACATGTACTTTTAATGAGGCTTTAGACTTTGCTCTAAAATTTATCAAAAAAGACCTTAGTAATATCAAGATATCTAAAAGCGAAAGAGATAAAAAGGCTTTTACTAATGTAATCAATTATGTTAGTAAAGCTAGTCAAGAGACCACACAGACTGCTCAAATGCCAACCAGAGAGCAAGTGCGCAAGTCTCTAAGTATTCCAGCCCAATATTATATAGACAGAGGTTACTCCGAAAGCATTCTAAATAAATACGATATTGGATTATGTGACAAGCCACAAAAAGAAATGTATAATAGAATTATTGTACCGATATATAACAATGATTATACTCACATGATTGGATGTAGTGGCAGAAGTATTTTTGAAAAATGTCAGCAGTGTTCTAGTTATCATGATCCAAAGAATATCTGTCCGTCAAACGAAAAAACGTGGTTATTTTCAAAGTGGAAACACAGCACAGATTTTAAAAGTCAGAACTCTTTGTACAACTTCTGGTTTGCTAAAGAGCATATAACCAAAAGCTCAACAGTGATTTTAGTAGAAAGTCCCGGTAATGTGTGGAGATTAGAAGAAAACAATATTCATAATAGTGTAGCGATATTTGGTTCTTCATTAAGCGACAGACAAAAAATTATATTGGATTCATCAGGAGCTATGACTATTATAGTTCTAACCGACAATGATGAAGCTGGGCGCAAAGCTGCCGAGCAGATTAAAAACAAATGCCAAAATACATATCGGGTTTTTGTTCCCAAAATATCTAAACCAGATGTTGGAGAAATGACTTCTCAAGAAATAGAAGTAGAAATTAAACAATTTATAGGATCCATATCATGACAAGAATTATAGCGGTAGCAGGCAGGAAGCAATCTGGTAAAAGTACATCTTGTGATTTTATTAAATCAACTATCTCTAAGATCAATCCCTCAGCATCTACCAAGATATATAGCTTTGCCGATCCTCTCAAACAAGATGTTTGTATAAACATACTTGGCTTAACATACGATCAGTGTTATGGATCAGACATTCATAAGAATACTTTAACTAGTTTGAGATGGACAGATATGCCTGGATATAATCCTAATTCTGTAGCTAAGAATGAATACATGACAGCAAGAGAAGTCATGGAATTTGTAGGCACAAATATATTTAGAGTGATGAAAAATAGCGTCTGGGTTGATGCCACACTCAATAAAATTAAACAAGAAAATCTAGACTTGGCTATCGTTGCAGATTGTCGATTTCCTAATGAAGTTATGGCTATCAAAAATGCCGGTGGTTTTGTTATCAGACTAGATTATGATCCATTTAATTCTACTTCAGACAGTGAAATAGCTTTGGACCAGCATCTATTTGATTGGAAGCATTTTGATCTAGTTATAAAGAATAGTACTATGACTATGGATCAAAAAAATGAACAGATATTAAATTTTCTATCAGACAAAGGAACACTACCATTATAATAACATATTTTAGAAGCTCATCATATAATACCCACTCAATGTGTGAGCAACAATACTTTCTTGAGTATGTTTTGGGCTATCGAGGTCCATCGGGTCAAAAAGCTGACAAAGGAACAATAGTTCATAAGGTATTAGAAATCCTTGCAGTCATTAAAAAAGCTCAACAGGACAGTGTTGATACTATAGATGACGATGTTATTGGCAAATTAGAAGTATCTGATTACAGCTTAAATACTATAATCGAAAAAGTATACAAGCATTATACGGAAGCAAATTCTCATCACAAGTGGGCTTTAAAAGATTACAAAGACTGTCATGCTTGGGTATATAAAGCTATTGAATTTAATAACGGTATGTTTGATCCTAGAAACAGAAATATTTTATGTCCAGAGCAACATTTTGATTTTGAAATAAAAAAACCTTGGGCTCAATACTCATACGACACACCAGAAGGAAAACTAGAAGGGTATCTTGCTTTAAAAGGCACTATTGACTTGATCACACTTGTCAACGATACTACTATAGAGGTTATCGACTGGAAGACTGGTAAAAGACTAGACTGGGCCACTGGTCAAGAAAAGACTTTGGAAAAACTACAGAATGACCCTCAGCTTAGAATATATTATTATGCTATTACTCATTTGTATCCTCATATTAAGAATGTAATTTTTTCAATCTATTTTATTAATGATGGTGGTCCATTTTCAATATGTTTTGACAAATCTGATTTAGCAAAAACAGAGGATATGTTGCGTCAAAAATTTGAAATAGTCAAAAAAACACAGAAACCAAGATTAAATAAAAGTTGGATGTGTACTAAACTATGTCATTTTGGTAAAACCACTTTTGAGAATACTCATATAGAAGCTCAAGAAGAATACAGAGAAAACCAAACTTGTTCAATTGGTTCCAAGATGACAAAATGTGAACAAATTAAGCACGATATAAGTCTTTACGGAATGAAGCAAGTTGTGGAAGAATATAAGAATCGCAATCACTCTTTTGGAAAATATAAAGCGCCAGGAACTACAGAATGAGTTATTCAGTTTTGCATTGTCATAGCATGATGTCCCTGTTGGATGGACTATCCAAGTTCGACGACCTTGCATCAAGATGTAAGGAAATAGGAGCAACAGCTTGTGCTATAACAGATCATGGCAATATTGCGGGTTCAGTTAAATTTTATCAGTCAATGAAGAAAGCTGGTATTAAGCCCATACTTGGTTGTGAATTGTATATATGCGAACAAAGTCCTACAATCAAAGAAGTTAGCAATAAAAAACTTAGCCATTTTTTGGTTTTGGCTAAAAATCTGAAAGGCTGGAAAAATTTAATCCAGCTAGTTTCCTTGTCCAACAGCCCAGACTTTTATTATCACAAGCCACGCCTCGACCTAGAGACTCTAGCGAGATTCTGTGACGGGAACCTTATAGGAATATGCGGCCACCTTGGATCACTATTGGCCGATAAGATAATGGATGACAATAATGAATTAATTAATGATCACATTAATATAGGCATAGAAACTGCGGAAAAGCTCAAGGGAATATTTGGAAATGATAATATATTTCTTGAAGCACAGCTGATAGATAGAGAAAATCTACCCATTCAAGAGTCTCTCACTAAAGCAATTAGAGAGATTGGTAAAAAGACTAGTATTAAGATCATAGCTACTCCGGATGCCCACTATGCCAGAAAAGAAGATGCTGTCGATCAAAGAATTTTACTATGCAATAATCTTAAAATGACATTGCCAGATATTAGTCGTAAAATTAGTAACAACGAAGATATTCCTATGGGTTGTTTCTTTTTGTCTGATAATTATCATATTCCTTCATTTGAAGAACTACAAAATATTCACCCACAAGAAGAATTAGATAACACCAATTATGTTGCAAATTTAATCGAAGACTACAACATCCTTGCTAAACCCAGATTGCCACCCTTTGCTTGTCCAGCAGGATATGATCCAGACACATATCTTAGACAGTTATGTAGGGATGGATGGAAACAAAAAATTGCAAAAAAAATACCAGAAGAAGAACAGAATAAATATGTCGAAAGAATCAAATATGAACTAGAAATCCTACAGGGCGCAGGGTTGTCAAGTTATTTCTTGATTGTGCAAGATATCGTTAACTATGTTAGGAACCAAGGGTGGCTTCCGGGTCCGGGCAGAGGAAGTGCGGCGGGATGTTTAGTGTCGTACTTAATTAGTATTACTAGTATTGATCCCATAAAATACGATCTTTTATTTGAAAGATTTTATAATCAAGGCCGACAAGAAAAAGGGCACGTTTCATTACCAGATATTGACGTTGACGTTCCAATTAATAAAAGAGAAGAAGTAATTTCATACATTAAAAATAAATATGGTACGGATAAAGTTGCTCAGATGGTAACATTTAATACAATGAAAGGCCGAGGGGCTATTAAGGATGTATTAAGAGTGTATGGGAATATATCATTTGATGAGATGAATAATATTACCAAAAGTATTCCAGATGAAGCAAAAATTGCCGACGAGCTTCAAGAAATGAAAGAAGAAACAGGAGAAGCTTCTATTATTAGGTGGTCTTTAGAAAATAATGTAGAAAAACTCAAAGAATGGTGCTATATTGACGAAAATAACCAATTACAAGGACCACTTGCCAAAAGATTTGAACAGGCTATAAGATTAGAAGGCACAAAAACCAATCAGTCAAAACACGCTGCTGGCATAGCTATTAGTGCCGAGCCACTACAAGAAATTTGCCCAATGGTTTATGACTCAAAAAATAATCAACTAATTGCTGGTATGGAAATGCAAGACCTAGAAGCTTTGGGAGTAATTAAATTTGATATTCTTGGTATCGCTATGTTAGATAAAATTATGACTATTCAAGATATACTAGAAAAAGGAGAATAAAATGGTAAAATTTATGGATTTGGCAGTCGGCTTGAGATTTAAAGCTAGTCTTAATGGAGGTCCTATTACTGAATATATTAAAATTCAAGACGAACGAATAAGCTGTTGCTCTGTATTAAATGCTCGATCAACAGAAAACAATGGTCAAAAAGTACAGTTTCTGCCATTAACTGAGGTAGAAGTAGTCCAACAGGAAAACAACTAGTAATGATTAACTATAACAAAATTTGCGTTTTTGATTTTGAAACAGACGGCTCGGACCCAAAAGTGTGCAGTCCTGTTCAAATTGCCGCAGTTATTATAGATCCTATTAAATTAGAGATAGTTCCTAATTCTGAATTTAATATTTTCTTTAAGCCAGAAGTTTTGGCTAATGACGAAAACTATACTTATACTACAGACATATTAGATTTTCATGCTAAGGTTAGAGGATCCTCTAAAGAAGATATTCTAAAGGAGTGGAAAGCTTATCCTTCACAAGAACAGTCTTGGAAATTATTTGTAGAATACTTATCGATGCATCACACACGATCAAGCAAGAAAAGTCAATTTAGTGCTCCAATAGCTGCTGGATATAATATCAACAGGTTTGATCTTACTATTATTGATAGACTAAGTCGAAAGTATGGTAACGTAAATAAGGAAGATAGATCTGATGTATTTTTTCCTAGAGATGTTGTTGATATTATGAATCTTGTTTTTTATTGGTTTGAACATAATAATGATTTAAAGAACTATACTTTAGATTCTATCAGAGACTATCTAGGCATAAATAAAGAAGGCGCTCACGACGCTTTAAAAGACGTAAAAGACTGTGCAGAAATCCTCACTAGGTTTATGAGACTGCATAGAAACTTAGGACAGAAAGTTAAATTTAAGGGTTCTTTTTGCTGAAGTGAAAAATGACTAAAAAATTTCAATATAGTTGCGGTTGTTCTTTTGATATTATTGGTGAAGACAATCATAAAAACTTACAAATAAAATTTGAACCAAAAATTGAAGACATTAATCTAGATTGTCAAAAAACTTGGGATCTTATTTCTGACGGAAACACAAAAGGGTGTTTTCAATTGGAGTCTAGGCTCGGTAAGTCTATGGCAAAAAAATTAAAACCTCAGAACATAGAGCAGTTATCTGCCTTGATTAGTGTTTTAAGGCCGGGTTGCTTGGAGGCAGTAAGAGACGGAAAAACTGTTTCCAATCATTATATTGACAAAAAGAATGGTCTGGAGTCTGTAGACTATTATCATCCTTGTTTAGAGTCTGTTCTGAAAACAACGTATGGAGAAATGATCTATCAAGAACAGGCTATGGAAATTGCAAAAACTGTTGCCGGTTTCGACCTTCAAGAAGCAGACATGTTAAGAAAAGCTATTGGAAAAAAGAAACCAGAAGAAATGGCTAAGATTAAGATTAAATTTTTAGCCGGATCTGCAAAGAGTGGAACAGTTTCTACCCAACAAGCAGAAGAAATTTTTAGCTGGATCGAAAAATCACAAAGATACTCGTTTAATAAGTCTCACGCAGTATCATATGCTGTAAACTGCTATTTATCTGCATATACAAAAGCACATTTTCCAAAGATATTCTTTTCTGCTTATTTAAGATTTGCTAAAGATAAAATTGACCCTAAAGCAGAGATCAAAGAATTGGTACAAAACGCAAATGAAATGGACGTTACCGTATCCATTCCAGACATCAGAAATCTCAATAAATTATTTATTCTCAAAAACGATAAAATATACTTTGGTTTAACAGACATAAAAGGATTTGGACAAGCTGTTTTTGATAAATTGGTATCTATCATAGAGAATAAAAGGCTTAATTTAGATAATATGACTTGGCCTGAAATTTTACTACACATATTAGTAAATCTCAACTCAACATCAGCCAAGGCTTTAATACAGGGCGGCGCTATATCGTTTATGGGGAAAAGTAGAACTAGTATGTTATTTGAGCTTGGTCTCATTTCTGAATTGACTAAAAAAGAGTGTGATCACATTATTAGTAACATACATCACCACCGTACCATCGGAGATAGTCTGCATGACTTATATCATAATGGAAAATCCAATAAGAACAGAAAAGCTATTATCCTAGGATTAATTAATAATTATAACAAGCCTCCGTATTCTTTAGAAGACAATCCTGAGTGGATATCAGATACCGAAGACTCAGTTTTAGGATGTAGTATTACCTGTTCCAAGGTAGACATGTACGATATTACCATGACAAATACAACATGCAAAGATTTTAAAACAACTCTCAATAAAGATAATATTATTTTATGTGCAGAAATTGAGAATATTGGTGTTACTAAAACTAAAACTGGTAAAACCCCAGGTTTAGAGATGGCATTTGTTACGCTGAGTGACGGAACAGGAGTATTAGATTCTGTTGTATTCTTTCCGGAAGCATACAAAACATATAGGAACACACTATTTACTGGCAATGTTATTATTGTTAAAGGCAATAAAGCAAAAAATGGCGAATCTCTCATCGTAGAAAAGACTTATATTCCAAAGACTTGACGCCATCACGCCGGTTTCTATAATAATTCAGTGTTTGGTTTTGGTTTTTTCAAAAGGAGAAATTGATGAATATCAATATTTTACGAGGTAATTTAGCTAGAGATCCGGAACTTAGAGTTGTTAACACCGGAGGTAAGCAGACTTCTGTAGTAAATTTTACAGTTGCTGTTTCAAGGGAGTATACAAAGTCGAACGGCGAAAAGGATAAGGTTACGACATTTGTGCCATGCGAAGCATGGGATAGTGGAGCTGAGATTATAGGACAGTCCTTTAAGAAGGGTGACCTAGTTTTAGTAGAAGGTTCGCTAAGGAATGATTCGTGGGAGAAGGATGGAGTAAAACATAATTCTCTTAAGATTAGGGTTAATAATTTTTCAAAGATTACCAAGCTTTCTAAGAAGAAGGAACTAACAGAGTCTGCCGAAGAAGAAGTTGTTAACTTCTGATCTTACTATCTCATCAACAGGAATGAATAAGGGGGATGAAATACTCCCCCTGTATTTTTATGTCTAAGAAAAAACTCAAAATTTTAATGTGTTCCGAAGCCAGTTTTCTCAGTTCTGGTTTCGGTACTTATTCCAAAGAAATTCTTAAAAGATTATACGCCACAAACAAATATGAAATAGCAGAGTTTGCTTCATATGGTAAGGTTAATGATCCAAAAGATACTGATATCTCCTGGAGATATTATGCCAATGCTGTAGACGACAAAGATCCAAGACATCAAGAATACAGCAGTTCAGCTGAAAATCAATTTGGAAGATGGAGATTTGAGAGGGTTTTATTAGATTTTCAACCCGATATTGTATTCGACGTTAGAGACTATTGGATGAATTCATATCAGCAATTTTCTCCTCTTAGACCATTTTATCATTGGGTATTGATGCCTACAGTAGACTCGGCTCCCCAACAAGAAGAGTGGATTGACACTTTTTTACATGCCGATGCTATATTTACTTACTCCGATTTCGGCCGAGATACACTACTACAACAAAGCAATAATAAAATCAAATATATAGATACTGCTTCTCCAGGAGTAGATCTATCTACATTTAGAGTGATAGAAAATAAATCATCGGTTAAAAAAGCTTTAGGTTTAGACGAACACTCTTTTATTGTGGGCTCTATAATGAGAAATCAAAAAAGAAAACTCATTCCAGAATTGTTTGTTTCTATCAAAAAGTTAATCGAAAAATTTCAGAAGGAAAACAACCCTCTGGGAGAAAAAACATTTTTGTATCTACATACCAGTTATCCCGATGCTGGATGGGATCTGCCTCAACTCTTAAAAGAATACAAGATTGGAAATAGAGTCCTATTCTCTTATAGCTGCAAAAGTTGCAATTATTTCCAACCATGTCTATATCAACATCCGGTATCTTACTGTCCAAAATGTGGACAAAAATCTTTTAGCATGCCGAATGTTAGTTCTGGGGTTTCATCCAATATTCTATCGGTGATTATTAATAGTTTCGACATGTATGTTCAGTATGCTATATGTGAGGGATTCGGGATGCCCCAAGTTGAAGCTGCTGCCTGTGGTGTTCCAATAGCTTCTACAGACTATAGTGCCATGAGTGACGTAGTAAGAAAATTGAATGGCTATCCAGTAAAAGTTAAGCAGTTTTTTAAAGAACTAGAAACGAAAGCAATTAGAGTTTATCCAGACAATGATCATCTTACTGAGATTTTATACAATTATACAAAACTACCAGAGTTTTTAGTTAATCAAAAAAGATTCGAAACTCGTAAATTAGCAGAAAAATATTATAATTGGGATAATATTGCTAAGAAATGGGAAAATTACTTCGATGGAGTAAAATTAACAGGACTGCAAGGACAATGGCAAGAAAGCTTAAATATACTTCAAACTATTAAAGAATTACCCAAGCTCAATAGTAATTATGATGTATTGACCCAGTTAGTATCAAAACATCTGCCGAACCACCAGATAGCTTCATCTATCATACTCCTTAACTTGATTAAAGATTTAGATAATGGTTTTGCTATCAACGGAATGCATACTGAGCCATATACTATGTCTAAGGCTATTGATATTCTTAATAATATGATATCTAATAATAACTTAGCGCAGAACGCCAAAAATAACCATCAGAATCTAAAAAATGAAGACTTTATTGAATACGCAGACATGAAGGCTAAATTACAATGAATGTACTTTTCGTAGGTCCATATAGACAACAAGATGGATGGGGCTTGGCTTCTCAGAGCTATATAAGAGCCATAGCTTCCCAAACTCCGAACATAACAACTAGACCAGTATTTCTGGCTGGTGGAGATGGTTCTACTATTGACCCTGATCTTTTACAGTACGAGAACTCCATTTATGAAAATTACGATATAGTCATACAAAAAACACTACCACATTGTTTATTTTATGATCGTAGATTCAAGAAAAATATAGGTTTGTTTGTATTAGAAACCAATAATATTTCTAATTCAACCAGCATTGCTTCTATTAATAAAATGGATGAAATATGGGTACCAAGCCACCAAGAACAAAAATGTCTAACAAAATCTGGTGTTACTAAACCAATTAAAGTTATATCTCAACCTTTAGATACAAACTTTATTTCTCAACACAGAGAACATAAGCTAGATTTTAATCATATCCTTAATAAGTCTTTTAAGTTTTATTTTGTTGGAGAATATGTAGAAAGAAAAAATATAAAAGATTTGATTATTGCTTTTCATTTAGCTTTCGATATTTCGCAACCAGTTACTCTGGTACTAAAAACTAGTATTTCAGGAATGTCTTCTAATGAATCTTACAAAACTATAGAGAAAGACATAGACGACATTAAAAAGAAACTTAATATTAGTAGTCGGTATAAAAAAGAAATATTGGTAACTGAAAAGTTATCATATCAAGACCTAATAGGTCTTCATAATTCATGTGACTGTTTGGTAATGCCCTCTTATGGAGAAGCATTTTGTAGGCCAGCGGCAGAAGCTCTATGTTTAGGGAAAATGCCTATCGTAACAGATAATACAGGAATGGTTGATTTTATCAATAGTGAAAATGGCTTTGTTGTACAAAGTTCTAAAGTTCCAGTAATAGTATCCAAAAGAACATTGTCTGAAGACTTTGATATATACAACGCGCAAGAATATTGGTATAAAGTACAAATATATGATCTGATAGACAAGATGAGAGCAGCTTATTTGTTATATAAAGATAATCGCAAAGCTTTTGAAGCCAAGAAAAATGTTGGTCTATCCCAAATAGAACAGTTTAGTTATAAAATCATAGGACAAAAATTATGTATTTGAGTTTTGTTAATGGAAATATATTACAAAAATTCTCTAAAGATAGATATAATATCATATACTATCCTCAAAATAATTTATTCGATTATTCTTTGATACTTAATGATGATTATAATTACTTTATTTTTGGCAATAATCAAAAAGATTATCGTATGCCAAATATCATAGATCTTCCACAAAGCTATATATCATTATACAATTATAATTTGTCTATGACGAATAATATTATCGGACATACAACAAATAATCTCAAGCAATTTCATTTGAATACTATAATTTTTACCCATTCATATAAGCCTCATTATATCAAAAAAGAGGATGCTTTATTAATTAACAAAAGATTAACCAGAGAAACCAAAGTCTTCTTTTCTGAAAAATCAAAAGAATCTTGGGGTCTTGGTGACAATTCACACATTATTAAATATGGTGTTCCGCAAATATTTAGCAATCAGACAAAACAAAAAGACCGAAAAGATGTATTGGTATTGAACTATGAAAATATGCCACATAATCAGCAACTATATCAAGCCATAAAGAACCAGGGGTATTCTTGTGATATCATATCTTCTTGCACAGATATCTCCTTGGATGATATTAATAATACATTCAATCAATATAAAGTATGTATTGATTTGGCAGATCATAATGTTTTTAACCTAATATGCTCAATAGCTGCGGGTTGTTCCGCGATATCTATAAAAACACCAATGTTACAGAATGAATATTCCAGTGTTGGCGGTTTGGTATTGGTGGACTCAATAGATGTTGTCGTTTCGCAAATCAAAAACGTTATTGATCTAGCTAATGATGAAAAAAGAGAAAGTTATTCTCATAAAGTTTCAAACACGTTTAATTACGATGTCTTTAAAAATAGTATGAAAACCCTGATAACGCGAGCAAACTCGGAGACCTTTTTATTATGATACCACAGATTAATATAGTTGTTAATAGCAATAATGAAGTAAAGGGATTTAATAATGTCAATATTAAAGACTTAGAGCAAATTACTAATGGATATGTGAATAATATAGTCTTTACTTGCATTGACGAAATTGAACAAAACGAGAGAGATCAAATCTTTGTTTCGCTTTTAAAGAAACTAAGCCATGGCGGTTCATTAACCATAAAATTTTTAAACCCATATGCAATAGCCCACAAAATTAAATCTGGATCAATGGATGGAAGCGGTTTTGCGAGTTCAATAAAAAATATCAAATCGTCATGGACAGAACCGGACTTCTTGTCCATAGCAGCTTCTGGACAAGGCTATAAGCTAATTAAGTTCCACAATGAAGATCTTTATTCTATAGCGGTTATTGAAAAAAATAAATGAATAAAATTGCTTGTTTTATATTATCATATGAAGTTACCAAAGGTATGAAATCTTTTGGTCCTCTGGGACTATTAAAAGCTAATTCATCCTCAAAAGAACTGATACTATGTCAAATTGATAGTCTAAATAAGCTTTTTGATAATCCTGATATATATGTTGTGTCTGGTTTTGGTTCGGATAAAATTCATAAAAAAATACCCGGATCTATTCATAGAATTTTGAACTTGGCTCACGAGACTAAGAATCATGGATATGCGTTGCGTTTATTATTGTCTAAAATAAAAGAGTATCAATATGCTGGATGTTTTATTATGAACGGAAGCATACTACTAGGAAATATCAACTACAGAACATTGCCTCAAAATTCTTCTTGGATATTATCTAGAAAAAATAAAAAGTCATCAGCTAAGACAAAATTTATGGGACCAATAATGAACGACAAAGGCAAATTAGACTATATCTTTTATGATATTGGTGAGTACAATTGGTGTGATACGGTATATTTTTGTAGGGATGATCTATTAAAACTTTCAGTCGATGCTCTTTATGACAATATGTTTTTATTCGAAGTTATAAACAAATCCATTGTGCATAATAACATAGAATATGATCAAGTTGTTGTTCCAAATGATTCAGTTATAATGATTACAGGCATAAAGGATAAACATAAAATTAAAGCATGATTATGAGTATAAAAACACTAATACACACAGCTAACGAATCAGACTATCAATTCTTTATAAGAAATCTATATGAACACGAAGATAAACTAGAATTAGCCAATGCTAATATTCATGGAAATCTTTTAGATGTATATTATCAATTAAGATCTAATATGGTAATATTACCAGCAAGTGAATATACTCAAGAATTTCATGATTTCATTACAGAATATCATAAGCAAACTAAAGTAATTATTTTTATCAATACGAATATTAAAAATACTCAAATTTTTCAATTCTGGAAAGAGTGTTCAGTATTATGCGTAGGGAGAAGAGAATACTTTGGGGATCACTATGATGAAACTAACTGTTTAGCTTATGACTCTTTGTATGATCATAATACCTACAGCTACACAAACCAAAACAGAAATAATAAAATTGCAGTACTATTATCTCAGGATGATACTAAGAGCGCAGTTACTATAGGATCATTGCTATATCCAGAAACCAATGAAAAGCTGGTATTGTTCAATAGTGCTACATATTCTCATCCGCAAAATGTGGGATTTTTAAATCCAGCTGATACCTGTGTGGTATTAAACACATATAAATCATTAATAGATCTGGACGATAAGTTTTCTTTAGAGGCACAAATTTGTAGAATACCCAATATATCCACAGATGGAGATATATTATCTAATATTCAAAATTCTGTAACTAAAAAATTATATGAAAATATTGAAGAATACTCATATGATTCATTTATTGTAAATCACTTTTTACCTAAAGTTATAAAGGCATAATAATTATGGACATAGGTTTTTATCTTTTGGATATCGAACCCAGTAGCACATTTCAGAGCCAGATACTATCATCAATTAATGATCTATGTAAATTAAGACCCTATGACAATATTGTTTTATTTAATAATCAGTTTAATAAACTAGATAATCATCATAAATACTACGTATTACATATTCAACAAGCCAAGTATTTTGATGGAATTTTATTTGTGTTTGATACAAAAAGTGCCATGCTCACCCAAACTTTTCCCTGTCCCAAAAAACAAATACTATATATTACAGAACCAGAGTGGTCAAAGAACCCGTCTTTACCATATGGCTTTTGGTATAATATCTATATGAAAGAACAAAACAATCTTATTGCGAATTCTCAAGAAATGTACGACTTATTAGATATTTGTTGGAAAAAACCAATCAGTCTTATGTCGTCAATCAACAGCAAGGAATTAGACAATGTCATCTCTCAACTATAGTCAATTATCAGATAAGCAAAAAGTAGACGTATTACAAAAATACTATGTGGAAAAAAAACTAAGTTTTCAAGACATAGCAGGTATGTATAATACATATGCTAATAAAATTAGAAGAGATGCTAAAAAATTAAATATCAATATACGAGATAAAAGTGAGGCTCAAAAAAATGCTTTATCAACTGGCAAGCATAAACACCCAACAAAGGGTAGTCAAAGATCTGAAGATACCAAAAACAAAATAGGCTTGTCTGTTATGGAATCTTGGAATACGCTAAGTCCTGATGAACTACATCAAAGAAAAGAAAAAAGCAGAATTAATTGGGAGCAAATGGATGATGATGTCCGAGCTAATCTAATCAAGTCTGCAAACAATGCTGCTAGACTAAGTAGTAAAACTGGTTCAAAACTAGAAAAATTTTTACTAGATAAGCTATTGCAAGATGGGTATGTTGTAGAATTCCACAAGGAACAATCTTTACTAAATACCAAGTTGCAAATCGACCTGTTTCTTCCTACAATGAATGTGGCTATAGAAGTTGATGGGCCGTCTCACTTCTCTCCCATTTGGGGAAGTGATGCTTTGGCAAAAAATCAAAAATACGACGAAAAGAAAAACGGATTATTAATTGGCAAAGGGCTTAGTTTAATTAGAATCAAACAGGTAAAGGATTTTTCTAAAGCTAGAGCCAACCTTATTTATCAAAATCTTGCTAAAGTTTTACAATCAAAATCTTACACAAAAAATACTATCTTAGAAATAAAGGACGAATAAAATAATGGTAAAGGGAAAGAAAGAGACTATCGAAGAAGCTCCTCAGATTGTTGACAAGATTGAAGAAAAGACCATTCCATCTCCTAATGATTTGGCTTGGACCGATTATGTTTTGGGTCTTTTGTCTGATGATGAAAAAATTAGCGGAAATCCCACCACTGACGGACTAAGAAGAGTTTTTGAAATAGCTTTAAATTGCAAAGTTATTCAGTCCGTTAGCGATGTGGTTCAAACTCCCGAACCAAATAATGAAAAAAGAGCCACCGTGGTTCACTCTATAACCTACGTTTTAACTGATGGTTCTCCAGACCAGCCAGAATTAAATACGGTGACCATAAACGGCGCTGCAGACGTTTTTTGGGGCAACTGCGACAAAATATATCGTAATTATCCTGTTGCTGTAGCAGAAACGAGGGCTGAGGGGCGAGCTTTAAGAAGAGCCCTAAAACTACGCAAAGTGGTCGCAGCAGAAGAAATTGCCAAAGATATCGAAGATCATCCTGATGAGAATTCCGTATCAAAAATTAGTGTTAACCAAATTAACTTTATAGACGTAATTGCTCAACGATTAAATATTAATGTTGTTGTGTTAATAAAAACACTTGCAATATCCGAAGAGAACGTTTATAATATCTCTCATGAGAACGCTGTGGGCATTATCAAACAACTCACAACTTATCAGCAGGATATGACTAAAATTCCTGAAGAACTACTAGGCTATCAATCGAACTGGAAATAAATCATGAAAGTATTTTATAAGGCTAATGACAAACTGTCCTTTGAATTAGAAGCTTCTGGCCAAAAAGAAGTTTTTAAGGAACTAGCCTTAATTCAAGAAATATTTTCAGAAGATAAATGCGGATTGTGTAAGAGTACTAATTTAAAGTTTATAGTGAGAAATGTCGAAGGTAATGACTACTATGAACTTAGGTGTGTGGATTGTGGAGCACTTTTGGCCTTTGGACAGCACAAAAAAGGCGGTACGCTGTTTCCAAAAAGGAAAGATGATGATAACAATTGGTTACCTAATAATGGTTGGCACAAATGGCAAAAAAATCAGTCAGAAAAAACCTAAACAACAAAGCAATAGAATCAGAAAAAATAGTTCATTTTCTATATGAAAATGGTTTTTTACAAAGTACTATTGTACA